CCATCCAATATGTCGGCACCGGCAGCCAGAAGCATTTGCGAACCATCTAAAAACAGTTGTGCGTCATGACGCCATCGGTTTGCTAATTGGTCGGCTTCATTAACCATTATTGTCATGGTTCGGCTGAATGAACCAATTAATCGGCCATAGTCATCATAAACTGGTTCAAGTCTGGTTACTTCTCGCTCGATAGGCTCAAACGCACTGCCAAGCAAATCAACAATGTTCTCGGCCATGGCACGTATCTGGAACGCTTGAGAATCTTCATTAAAGAAACGCCCGTTGAATGTCGAACCTTGTCGCGTTAAGTTGCCGTCTGCATCATATTCTTCAACATATGACCCGGTGACAATTGGCGTGTTTAATGTAACGCCAAGCGCATCGGCACCGGCTTGGCGTACTTGTAGGATTTCATTGTAGAACGCATCAAGCGATGCCTGCATGTCTGAGCCAATGGCTTCGACAGTTTCTTGCCATTCTCGACCACGGAACCATGAACGCTGACGGACTTCTCGCAGGGTATTTGTGCCACTAAAGCCACCCTGTCCAAGTTCAATGTTAGTTCGCTGTGATTCTGTTTCAAACGATGTGCCAAACAGGCGGCCGCCGGTAAGCGAGTTAATTGTTTGTGCTATTTGGCCAACGGCTTGCGCAATTGGGCCAAACATACCGCTGGCGGCTAAATCTGCCGCGGTGTTAGTCACACGACCAAGACTGTCCTGTCCGGCCGTTGAATCCCACACGCCCATGATTGTCTCAACGCCTTGCAATAAGACGTTCATGGAATTAAGTCCGCCCTCAAGTCCTTGGCTGAACCCTTGGCCAGCTTCTGATAAGACATCACCCAGTGTCATGCCCTGATTGATTAAGTCATTGAATGAGGCGTCCGAAGTAAAGCCACCGTCAGCACTTACGCCCCTGATTGACTGATTAAACTGTTGTTGTGCTTGTGTGCCGGCTTCTGCTGCTTCACGATAGCGATACATTGCCTCACGCAGGGCGTCTAATTGTGCTTGGCTGATTTGACCTGACATGGCCAATTCTTCAAGCACCATTTCCATTTGTGTAAACTCAAAGGCAACCTCATCAATCATGCCGAGGTCTTGCATCAGCTGATAATATTCATCCCACATGTCATTTGCGCCCTTGACGGCGGTCACTTGCTCTTTGGCTCGTTTATTTACTTTGTCTATTACTTTAGACAAATCAATACCAGCTTTAGCAAGCGCCTCTTGATTGTCGGTTAACAGGTCAATCGATTCGATTCTTGCTGATTCTATTTGTGCTAATTGTTCAGCATCCGTGGCATATTCTTTAGTTAAATCCATGGCCAGCTCGATGGCGTCATTCTGTGCGGCCAGTGCCTTTTCTTTGTCTTCGAGGGCTTTGGTCTCTTTAATTACTGCAGCGGTGACCGTGTCAATTCGCTTCTGCTGTTTGACGCTGGTATCAAGGTCTTTTTGCTTAGCCGCTTCGAGCAGTAGTACCTGTTCGGATGATTTACCGAAGTATTCGTTTTGTTTTTGGAGTGATACGAGTTGTTCGGCCTGTGATTCTATCCATTTGTCGACTGATTCAATTTGTTGTTCGAGTGTGGCTTTTTCATCGGCGGTGGCTTGTGCTGATTTAGCCCTGGCATCAGCAATATTATTTATACCTTCCCATACTGGCTTTAGCTTAGGCCCCAGAAATGAAATGGCTTCAAGCATATCCTTCTGGTTTCTTAATGTGTCAATCTGATCCTGCGTGTTTTGTGTGGCGGCACCGCCTATCATGCGCCCAGCACCAAATTCGGCACCGGCATAGTTTTTCGCCTGTTCTTTATTTAATTCGGCCAGTTTGTTTTTAAGGTTTTCAATTTCACTGGCCATGGTTCGTAATGACTGTGCTTCCTGTTCGCTCCCTGATAATGAATCTTTAAAACTGTCTACTGCCAGGGCGGCCTTTCCAGTAAACTTGCTTAATTTATCCAGTTTTTCATTTCGTTCATCAATGAGGGCATTTATGCCTTGCCAAGCGGCATAGCCACCAAGTAAAGCCAGACCAGCAGGGCCACCAACCAGTGCCATGGCTTTATTTAGTCCGGACATGGTTTTGGTTGTTAGTGCAGCTTTAGCGTTAACAGCAACTAAACCAGTGCCAAATAAACCGATTGATTTTGTTGCCAGTGCTGTAGTTGCGCCGATTTGGGCAATCATGGGAGCCAGTAACCGCAACCCAACACCAGTGACCAATAATTCAAGATTGTTAGCCAGCAGATTAATTGATTTGGTTATGAGCGTAGAGGCACTGATGGCATCATCAGCATTACCAACCATAAGCGTAAACTCACGATTTAAGCCGGTAAATGCTTCTTGGATAGTCTGGGGGATTTTTGCGGATTGTGCGGCGAACTCTTCAGCTGAATTTGCCAGTGCGGCCACGAGGTCTTCAACTTGTAGGCGGCCGGTTCGGCTGAACTCGAATAGTTCTTTTTTAGTGATGTTTAATTCTTTAGTGAGTGCGGTCATCACCAGTGGTGCGTTTTCCATCACAGAACGGAACTCATCACCGTCTAATTTGCCTTTGGCCATTGCTTGGGTGAGCTGTAATGTGGCGGATGCGGCCTCTTCTGTGGATGTGCCGTAAGCACGGAAGGAGTTTTGGAGGGATTCTGTTGCTCTGAATAAAGTTTCCTGGTCGATTGCCAGGTCTTTGGTTGCGATTGACATACGTGCATATAAAGTCACGTTTGTGTCAATGGCGGTGTAGGTGTTTCGGCTGATTTCTATCAGTCGTGATTGCGCTTCTTGGAACTGCGCGGTTGTATCTGTGGCTAATTCAAGGCGTGCGTTAAGTTGCGTCATTGTGTCAGCGGCTTTGGCGGCCTTACTGACTAATAACCCTAAACCAACGGCACCGGCGGCCAGTTTAGCCTGTTCTTTTAGGCTGTTTAGTGCTTTGGTGCTGGCGTTGGTTCTGGATGTGTAGCTTTTAAATGACTTTCCGGACTTATCGACCGATTTATTTAAGCCGTCAATCTGTTGACGCGTTGCTTTGATCGCTTTAACGCCACCGGAGTTGTCACCGGTTATTAGTATTGCTGCTTTGTAATTTTTCGCCATTTTTATCTAAGCCTTTAAGCACGCCACGCTCAATCATGCGCACGCCGTGAAATAGTTTTTTCTGTTTTTTCTTTGGATAAAATGAAAGGGGAACCGCCAAAGCAGCATAGTCGAGGGCTGTTATTTCGCCCATTCCAGACCGGCGCCATTGATTCGCCACCATCTGGAAAAACTCAAATATTTCCCAGTTTTGGTGGAGTATTTCAAAGGTTTCAGGTTTCGGGTCTTCGGCTAACGGCTTTGGCAGGTTCGTGATGTACTTGCGGGCGGCTTTATCAGCCTTTTTGGGTTTATAGGTAGCCCAAAAGTAACCCGCGTCTATGAGTTTTTTGCTTTAAACTCCTTATATGCCATATTGTGTAAATTGATAAAGCCTTCTGAAATTGGCATAAGGTAAAAGCTTTCTTCAAATGCACCATCAATCAAGTTTTCCTTACTGAATGGAACATCTTCACCATCTGGCCCCGGCATTTTCCAATCAAGAATCATGTCAGGTAATCCGTCTTCTAATTTTGGATTACCGTTTTTACCATTATGACGTTCCATAAAGGACTCATACTCTGTACGTTTTAATTTTTTGTACTTAATTTTGTAGTTAACAATAATATCTTTACCGTCTGATGGTATTTTCGATGTGATATTTTGCCAAACTTCGTTTTTTTGACCTTTTAATATACTCATTTTTAGTTCCTATAACCGTTAAAAGAAAAATGACCGTTTAAATGCTGGGGTGTGATGCACGGTCAACACATCGCACCCCTGACAAAATTAGAACGTTAGTTTAATTTCGTCATTGCCTGCATCCGTGGGCAGTGCCGTGAATGGGATTGTGTAATACAATTCACCTCGTACGTCTGCCCGCTGGATGTCGTTTAGTTGAACCTGACCCATATCAATCTTAAGGTTAGGCCGTGTACCATCACCATGCTCTACAGCAATAGCCACGGTGTTAACTGATCCTGAGTGGCTTTCTACCGCTGCGAATAAGTCTTTTGTGGCCAGTGTTGGCGCTTTAATGACAATCTGCCCGGTGACCTCACGCGCACTAATGCTTGTGCCGGCACAGTTCGGTTCGTCGTGAATGTTCACGGTGTTACCGATATCAACGCTAAAGCTGTTTACACAACCGGAATAGCCATCGACAGTAAGTGTTACAGTGTTACCTTTAGATACAGGTACTGCATCTTCCCAGGCGGATGTGTCAATGGTGTAAGCACCGGCCGCAACTGGACGATTGTAGGTACCCATAAAGCCACTGAACTGAATCATCGGCAGGGTTTCAGCATCCATTTGAATACTAAAAGTACCCCGACAGTTAAGCGACTTCTGCTCCTGTTCTTCATCATCGATAAAGTAGATTGCAACCATTTCGAATGAATCAGAAACAGGCGTGTACTCAACATCAACACCGGCATCAATCGTTTCAGCAAATCCACAAGCCCTTAACAGTGGCCCGAATGCAGGTGCATCACCAGCCGCGGCAACTTGTGAAAGTTCAACGTTAAAGCCAAACTCTGTATGTGGCACGACTTTAGTAGTTGAATTGGCGCCGAAATAAGATCGGTCACGATTTCGCGTAATATCGTTACCGGCGTAATAGGTCCAGTCTAAATCTTCCGATACGACCGCGTTAGAACCATCGGGCGTTGGATCGACATCGACTGTTGGCTGTAATTTAGCCAAAATCATTTTGTTATTAAAATTCATTTCTTGTCACCTTTTGGTTTTGGTTGACTTTGCTGGGCTTTGTACTCTTTTTCAGTCAACAGTTTTCCGTTAACTTTGTAGTACCGCCCGCCTTTTGTTGGGTTTTTCATAATGTTTCTCGTAATTGGTTCCAGGTTGTAAAATCTAATTGATGCCAGACTGTCTGGCCTGTGATGCTAATTACTTCGCTTTTAATTGCTTGTAATGATGAATAATCAGCCGTATATTGCCAACCGAGCAAAGCGTCGAAAATTTCGTTTTCGAGGGCTTCCACGTCGTTATGGCTGCACACCAGGTAAAGTGAGATAACCTGATCACGTCTCTGACTGATTCGGTTATCTGCGTTTGAACGCTGTAGTGTTGAATCACCCCGAAACACGAACAAAGCTGGCAACTCATTGCTTTGTGTGCTTACGGGCTGTAAATCACGGGCGTTCTCTATCGTCACGAATGAAGTTGTTTCAGACGTGAGGTGTGCTATAAGGTCGGTTATCATCGGTTTATAAAGAATTTAAAAGCGCGGTAAAATTGGTCGTTTGCTTCGTCTTGAATAAAATCGAATGTTTTGGCGGCGACTGAATCGTTAACCATTTGCGGTACAGATAATGTAAACATCTTCGCTATGGCTTCACGGCTCGGGTCACCAGCCGATGGTTTACCGGTTCGTTTAAAGATAGGACCACCGAATTTTGGCGGCTGGAAACCACCTTTTACAATCCCCCGGCGTTTGGTTTTTTTCACTTTAACGCTGACGGCCTTTCGGACGCCTCGGGCGGTCGTTACTGTTCGGGCTGTTGGTCTAAATTTATGAAGCGGTATGGGTGCACCTGAATAATCAATGACGTAACTGTCTTGCGCTCGGTATGAGCGGACATGCTTGTTTACATCACCGGCTTTGATTGCGTAGATTTTGCGAATCTCTTTTGATACCTGGGTTTTTGTCTTTGCTGTGGTTCGTTTAAGTGCGGACCAGAAAGCTTTATCGACTTTTACCGGATCAAACTGCTTTCGCAGCTGTTCGAGGTTCGAAATATCTACTTTAATCATAGTGCCGATACTGTAATCAGTATGTCATCATCAACAATGATGTCCTGCAGTTCGTATGATTTAGCGCCCATTGTTAAAACATCGCCTTTATCGAAGCTAACGGGCTTTTGCATCACAACAGCGTAAGCGATTGAGCGCACCTCGCCATCTTCACCGACGACTTCCACGTTACTGTCCACAATTGCTTTAACCGTGGATAGATTTAATGTGGCGTCTTTGGCAAATGCAAGGAACGAATCAATGCTTACGCTGGTTTCAATCATTTTTTAGATTCTTTTTCAGCGGCTTTGGCTTCTTTTGAACCTGCTTCGACGACTTTACCGCGACGGCTGTAGTTTCTGAACTCGCGGTCAGTTAACTCTACTGTGTCGCCGGGTGTGGCATCTTTACCTGGTTCTAATACGAAACCACTTAATACTTTCGCTTTGATTTTCTTACTCATGTTTCACCTGTTTGGTTAAATGAAAAAAGCCGCGGTGTGGCGGCTTTTTAAAATGGCTTTATTCTGTTCAGCGGTTAGGCGTTTTTACAGAAGCTTTCAGGACGGCGGACTTGAATATCCACGTCTTGGAATACCCGTACGACTGTGCCGCCAGATTTAGCCAAAGTGGCATCATCAAGCATCACGTCTAAAACACCCCATGAACCGATTAACACATCGCTGAATTTACCCATCAGGATTGTGTTTGCAGTCAGGGAGTTTTTACGGTGTACCCGGTAGCCATTAACTTCGCCATTTTCCATTAAGAAAATACCAGAGCCGGTGTCTTTCTTAGTGGTTTTTAAATTGCCAATAACACCCGAAGTGGTCACTATGTTAAAGTCACCATCTAATGCGTTATCTGTGCCAATCTGAGTTTCAAAATCAACCATTTCTGCCCATGTAGGCTGTCCTGGCGTTGAAACAGTTGCGGTATTAACCCCGGATGTTGCGGTAATACCGACAGGATTATCACCACCTGCAGCACCTTGTAATCCGGCAATATCAATGGCTAATGCTAATTGCTCTGCAATGTCAGATATTGCTAACTGTTCAACATCTGGCAAGCCTTGTTTCAACATGCGACGGGTGATTGGAATAGCTCCACCGACAGTTTTAGGCGTCAGCTTGATTAAATCAAAAGACATATCACTATCAGTCACATCACCTGCTTCATCTACCCAGTAAGCTGTGCTTGCTCCGTCTTTTTTCGGTATAGCCTGGTCACCAATTAACCCACCCATTGAACGGGCGCCTAAATTAACCAGCACTGACTTATCATTCAGAATGTCTATGAACGATTCAGGGCGGTACTTCTCTTCAACCAAGTAACCACCATCGGCAGGTACACCTACATTCTGGCTGCGCATCTGGATATCCAGCGGAATGTATAAGCCATTCGGTGCTTTGCCGATTCGCTCTGCTAACTCAACCGAACATTCACGTTCAAATCCCGCATCTTTCCAGTTGCCGGTTGCCTGGGCATTTAATGCCCGCAGTAAGCTGTAATTCTGCTTTTCTTTCTCGGTCAAATCCAAGTGCGCGCTGACAGTCTTCTCACCGGCATAAGCTTTATCTAAGGCTTTAGCACGGAAGTCGTTAAAGGAATGGCCTTTGGCGATTGCTTCGTTTGCCAAATCGGAAACATCAACGCCTTTTTCAGCCATCTTGTCGCGGAATTGATAAATCGACTGAAACAGCTGTTGGGCTTCTTTTCGGGCTCTTGTTTCTACGGCAGCCACATCAACCGTGTCTTTTTCTTCTTTGATTTCTTCTTTACTCATAGTTTTAATCTCTGGTTTGTTGTGAAAATCACGGCCTACGCCGACACCATCGTCAGCGGGCACACTTACAAGCGATACTTCATGCGGTTGCCATTTTGTTACTCGATAAGATTCAATCCCGTCTTTTTCGCCATCAAGAACCATCTCTAACACCCGGTAACCCACCGAGACTTTGGTTCTGATGCCATCAATGACGTCTTGAAACTCTTGTTTCGCTTTTTCGCTCGAACCGAACCGCGCCATTAAACGACCTTTCTTGTCGCTTTCTACTTTTGCGGTACCGGGTACAACGACACCGATTTGGGTGCGATGATCATGATCGCTTAATATCGGTGCTGAGTTGTTTAATCTGGATAAATCGACACTGTCAGGTGAGTGGTCTAAAATCTCATATCCGAACCAACGCTCATAGGGTTCTTCGCTTGAGAATGCCAACGGCACCGTGCGCTGTTCTTCGTCGATATCCTTTGTTTGAATTAAAAAGGCCCTTGTTGGGCCGTTTTCATTAATCTTCTGTATCAGGTTCTTGTTGTTCTGGTTCTTTTTCATAATCTCTACCGGTTTTAATTCCCATTGTGTTTAACTGTTCTTGCCAGTTGCGGATTTCATCCAGTACTTCATCAGGGTCGCGGCCTTTCTGTCGGATGATTTCTTGTGGTGATGAAATGCAGTAATCAATGGCCTTGGTGTGGGCGTTCATTTCTTTTTGAGGGTCAACCCACTGCCACCGCTTCGGTTGCCAGCTGTGCGGCATGTAATAGTTTTCATCGAATGATGGTCTGCGACCGTTTATAGTGATTGCGCCGGTGGCCAGTGAATGGCTGGCCCATGATTTAAAGAGGCGTTCAATAAAGTGATCAATAGCCCAACGCTGAAATGTACGCCACATATCCTGTTCAACAATGGCTGCTTGTCTCAGGCTTGAATAGTTCGCATCGGAGTAGTTATTCGATAAGCTGGCATAACTGACATTTAACCCTGATGCAATTTCACGCAGTAAGTCACTGGTGAACTGTGAATAGCCGCTGTTTGGGTGGTTTGGGTCGAAAACGTCTAATCGAGTTCCGTTTGGTGCTTTGATAAATTCGCCAGGACTGGCCGCAGCGACATAATCACCATCATCTGTCTTTTGGTCGCCGTCATAGCCGACACCATCAACATTGTCATACCAGACACCCATGGTGGTGGCGCCTAATCTGGCGGCCACTAATTCGGCTTCGGTGTAACCATCAAGCATTCCCAATCGAAGCAATGAACAGGCGAAAATCGGCACCCCTCGCCGCTGATTAACGAAGTCAGCTAAAAAGCAGTGATAAACCCGATTTGCTTTAATTTTCTGGTAATGTTTACCGGTTCGGGCGTTGTAATAGTCAGCGTTATCATCGGTCAGAATGTGGTAATACAGTGGCTTTCCGTGGCGGTCATATTCGATGCTTTCGCGGATATAGCGTCCACCGGTTAAATTCTCACTGTAAAGCACGTCCAGCTGCATCGGGTCGATGACTTGTAACTGATAGCCGTATGGGTTGTTATTGTTGTAAACTTCTATCGCCAGATACTCACCATCCATAAAAATCTGCTGTATGAAGTCATTGCACATCTGAAGCAGGGTCTTTGTGCCGGTTACATCAGGCGATCCGTACTGTCCCCAGTCCTTCCATGCCGTCTCGATTGTTTTTCTGGCCGCATCGTCTGGCTTACCGTCGGGAAATGCGATTTTCGATTGAAACTGAAAGCCCTGGTCACCGATGATGTTTGATTTACACAATGCAAGAAAACGGCGAACAAATGAGTTATTCTGCACAGCTTCACGGCTTCTGGCTCTTAATGAAAGCAAGCCGTTTTTAATATCTTGGTTAGGCTTTGTTGGTGCTGACACCCAGTTCTGCAAATAGCTGATTTTTTGCGCTGAATTGTAGGCACGCTGCTTTGGCTTAACCGGAGTGGTTTTAATGTCGATGTTAAACTGAAAGTCTGCCACAGGCTCATTAAACGGCACCATCGCTGTGCCTGTCGTGCGGGTCTTGCGTTTAAATAGATTCATAGAAACCTTGTGCGGATTTTAGTTTTACCGGTACCGGCAGACAGTTCGTTTTCGATTTGTTCGGCCTTGAGTTCGCGTTTTAACTGGTTTCTCAGTTGCAACAATTCCGCACGGTCATACTTTCGGATTTCTCGGTCGTTAAATCGAACTTGTTGCTGATCGTCTGTGGCGTTGCCGAGTAAATAGGCGTCCATGGCATCGACAATCTGCTGTAATTGACTTCTGCCGTCATAGTTCGGCTGGCTTGCAAAATCTTCAATGACTTGAGTTGTGCCACTTCCTACACAGTAACGCTCTGTACCATCGTCAACAAATGCCTGCCAGTCATAACGACCAGCATTAAATAAAGCAGTATCACCAAATCCCAGCGTTATTTCATAATTATCACCATCGGCAGCGGCAATGGCTGTTTGCTTGTCGTTAGGTGAGATAAATGTGTAAGTGAGCGTCCAGGTGCTTGCAGGATAATCGGTTAAGCTTTCGGTCCATTTCAGCGTTACACCTTTTGTTATTTTACTGGGTACATTCATTTCCAACTCGTAGCGAAGTTATTTGATTTAGCTTTTCTGTTTTTTGGTCTGGTTCTTTGCGTATGGCTAACTTTCTTTTCGGGCTTTTTAGGCTCCTGATTTTGTTTAATCCGGTCGTAATTTGGGCTTAATATCGATTTGGCTGCCATGTTGTAAACCCGGCAGTCCAGTGCTTCATTTCGCCCTTTGGCTATCCATGCTCGGTACGGCACACCGGCTTTGTGCTTCGTGATGCACTTTTCATTCGTTAGCATCTCAAAATATCGGTCGTCATAACCGGCTTCGGGTTCTGCCGGGAAATGACAGTAACCGGCACCAGTCTTTGTAATCCGGAGCATTGAAAAAATAAGTAATTCTTTTGCGGTGTCCGTTCCGACAGTGTAAAGATGAACTTTGCCTTTGTTGTTTTTACTGGGTCTGCCGGTTATGGGTTTACCGGCACCTGCCATTCCCTTAATCGCGTAAACTCTGCCTTTGTGCTTACGGGCGAAGTTATAAACCTGTTCAGTGTAGTGACCACCAGAGTCAATCGTCATAATCGGAATGTGTAACTCCACATCGTCATGGCGCTTAAATGTCATTGATAGGACGTCTTCCAATTTTTCCCAAAGTTCAGGTAAGCCTGGGTCACCGGTTAAAGCATCGTATTTAACGCCCCACGTCTCATCACCTTCACCCCACGCCATGATTTCATATTCAAGTCGGTCATCCTGAACATCGACAGCGGCGGTTAATACCAGGGCTTTTTCTGGTAGTGCTTTTCCATAGGGTTCCCTGCGGGCGGCTATATCCTGCCAATCAACCGTTTCTTCATCTTCCCGCCAAACTTCACCAAGTGATGTGTTCACAAAGGTTTTAAGCGTTTCAGGTGATTTGCGAGCTGTTAAGAAGTCGTTCCTGACTTCAAGCCATGACTTCCATGGGCTGTATAATTCGTTAAGGTGGAATCCTGCCGTGCCGTTAAAGTCGGCACCGGCCACCCATTCACCGACAGCCAACATGATCTTTTTATGTTTTTCTTCAATAACACATGAGCATTCCGGACAGACCATGTGGACATCATCCAGGTGATTGCCTTCATCGTCTTTGGACCACTGCAGGTTTTTAAACTCTAAGTGATGCGGTTCACCACAGTGTGGGCAGTCAACATGGAACCGGCACTGATCACTTTCTTCATATGCTAGTGATACCCGGCTATGACCTTCATCAGTCGGGGTGCTGGTTATGATGCGTTTTCGGTTCCAGAAGGTGGTTGTCCGTTTTGTACCAAGTGCGACCGGGTCACCCTCGGTACCGGCCGACACCGGATAGCGATCAACCTCATCAAAAAGCACAATCCGAACCGGCCGTGATGCCAGTGATGCGGGGCTGTTTGCACCAGCCATGGTGATGTGTCCACCGGTGAACTTCTTGTGAAGCATGGTGTTACCACCACCCCGGGTTTTAGCGTCTGGATAGATATCTTTTAACGCCGGAGTGTCTCGGACCATCGGCGCCAATCTGTCTTTACTGAATGTTTCAGCCATTTCAAGCGTTGGCTGTATCATTAATATCGGCGATGGGTCCTGTTCGCTGTAATAACCGATGGCGTTTAATATAATCTCAGTCTTACCCACCTGAGCAGATGACATAACCACAACAGTGTGAACTGCCGGATCACTTATCGCATCTAAGATTCCTTTTTGGTATGGGGCCCGGCTTGTTTTCCATCGACCGGGTTCTGATGATGATTCACTCGATAAACGACGATATTCATCAGCCCACTCACTGACAGTTAAATCAGGAGGTGGCTTGCATTGCTTCAAGCTTCGCAAGCGTGCGGTCGACATCAATTCCGATATCTGCTGAAAATTGCTCACTTGATATTTCTGTCAATACTTCTTGTATGTGGTCTTTAAGTATCTGCTGCACTTCGGCTGGCTTACTTATATTTGTTAAGTCCTTGGCTAATTTGGTGGGGGTTGATAATAATTTCTGTCGAAGGGCGGTAGCCATTTTCGTGTAATTCAACACAACGAAATCAACATCCATTAATTTCCCTTCAAGCTGTTTACGCTCAAGGTTTGTTTTGATTCTTTGCTCTTTAGTAAGCTTTGCGCGTTCTTCAGTTAGGTTTAACTCACCATCTTCATCGTCTGGATTCTCATGCCGATAGGCCACCAGTTCACGTAAGTCGTAAAAGACTTCACGGCCAGACTTTTTGACTGGCTCCACATCCCAGGCAGAAAAAGCCTGGGTGCTGACCTGAAAAAATGCAGCAGACTGGGTCTTATTGAACAGTACCGGTTCTGACTTCCTAACTTTCATAACAAAACAACAACAACCTATGGCACCATAAATCTAGCGGAATCTCGCACTCGCCAGCCCCCGTAAGCAAGGCCCCAGAAAGGACCCGCTTTTATTTGACGATGTGTGATATAAATATCTGCGCAAGGTCAATGATACCCACGGTGTTAGCCACATAAACGATGACACCACCGATAATCCAGTTTTTGATTTTCTCAAGACTTCTGTCTTTGTTTTTCTGCCACTGATCATGGCTTTCAACTAAAGTGCTCATGTTTTCCTGTACCTGCTCGACAGTATCAATCCTAATGTGAGCATGTTCAATGTTGTTCCGATCGAAGTTCATAAATGTGTTTGATTCTTGTTACTTTGTCAGCACAAATGGTGTACGCCTTGTTAATCTTAAGCAACGCATCTGACCATGTGTCAGTCTCATTAATCGGGGTTTTAAAGCAAGTAAGCAGTGAGGGATCTATATCAATAGACTGCGGTACATAAACCGGTACTTGCTCAGTCTCTACGATTGTCCGCGTCTTGTAGCATCCTGACAACATCAGCACCAATACGCATATTAGCGCAGCCACCGAGCGCATTGAGCCTAACTTGTAATTGTTCATAGTCTTTACTGATTAAAGCAATGCGTGCCTGATGTGCTTTTAATTCACTTTCGTTAGCATTGGAGTTAGCTTCGCGTTCAAGCACACATTGTCTGTTTGCATCTTGAAGTGATGCTATTGTTTTTAAATTAGATTTGTTGGCGTTTTTAGCATTTGTAAGTTGCATCTTTAATGATTCATTATTAGCTTCAGCCACCTTAACGTCAGACCGTTTAATCAGTGCATAGGACACTGAGACAACAAGAGCAACGAATAAACCCGCTGATATAACACCCAGCGACTTTATAGTGATGTACTTCATTTCTTATTCTTAAACCACCAATGGACCACCACGAAAGCAGCAGTGATTATTGAGCCAATTAAGCCTAAAAGAACTGGGTTTGCCGCAACTAACAATTCCTTATCCGCAAGTCTGACAACCAAGAATGTGACAAGAGCCATAACCCATAATGTCATAAGCATTGGGAAAGCTGCTTTAACAGCCGCCCACATTGTTTTCATTTGCTCACTCATAAGTCACCTTCATCATTCTTCAACCACGGCCAGTGTCCAACCAGTCCCCATGGTCGTGTGATAACAAACCATAAGGCACGTAATCGATTGATACGATTAGACACATCAAAGCCGGTGTTATTCTGAATCTTCTTATCAATTGGTTTTACCAGGTAAAAGAAAACAACCAAACCAATCAACCACATCGGAAGCATGGCAATAATTAATAATGTACTCATATCCACTCGTTATTCTTGAAGATTAATGATGTACGCTTAGCGCGTTCTGGTGATTGTGTTGTTCCCCATAAGCTATCAAGCATTTCATCAGCAGCGGCACCATACGCGCCATTTTCGATAAAGAAGCGGGTGTTATCGAACTCATGTAGCCCATACCCCATCTGATAAGCCATCATTGTTAAAGCGCACTGCCGCACCTCACCAATATCATCAAAGTTCTTTACGAACTCACGAGCAATTTGAATAGCAGTATCGACATAAATGATTAGATTGCGCCGGGCTTCCCACCTCGGCATATCGGCTGTATCTTTAGAAACAGGATATGATTTAAGCCCCCGCGTGTATAACCGAGTAGAACCATATCCAATAGTCCATACACCCATGGTGTCCTTATAAGCGCGCACACGATAACCCTCATCACTGATCAAACGATCTATCATGACGAGGTAGTTTTTCATTCAGGCATAAAAAAACCCGCCGGATGGCAGGTTTAAAGTCAGTATTCGACAGTGGTAATTATAGGGTAAAAAGTGCGGAATGTCTAATTTTTTGGATATTTAAAGAAAAATTATCCATTTAGATAATCATACACATAGTTAACCACCCGGGCCATCTTAATCGTAATGTCATCGACCTGGGCATTAATGAACCCAGCGTACTTATTTTTGTACGTCTTATCACTACAATCCAACAAAGCGGCACCGGCTCTATAAGATAGCCGACCTTTTTGCCTAACCACCAATAACAGGGAATTATAAATTGCTTCGGCGATTTCACCAACATCACGATAACCAAACCGCCTGGCACGATCAATAAGTTCTGATGATATAACCAGCTTATCACCCTGGCCAATAACCAACTCCAGTAATATCTCAACACTAAACACATCATCGCCACCGGCCACTGCCAATGCGGCTAACACATCATTGCGGTAACAATCACTGCCTGATTTAGTACTACTAATAAACAGACCGATATCTTTAATTGATTGAAGTGATAAAGACGTCAACTTACTTTCCAGCATAATCCATATACTCTTTTAATATACTGATAGCCTTATCGGAACCGGCTGACCATTCCACTCGGTAACCTTGCTCGCTTAGATAATACATCATCTTCTTTTGATTCTTAGATAAGCTTGAAGCTGTTTTACCCAGGTCCTTCATCTCAATAAATAACCCATGCCAATGCAAAGCCGGCACCGGGACTACCAAATCAAGGATGCCAGGCTCAAGACCCTCAGCCTTCATCCGTTTCATCTGCTTCGCTCGCTGTACACTATCACCGGCCAACCACGACCCATTCGGCACCGCAAAAATCACCTCATTCGGCCACTGCATCCTGAAGAACTGCACAACAGCTTTTTGATGGGCACTCTCACTCATACGCCCAACTGCCTTAAAACATCGTTAATAACCCCATCGACACACCCTGTACCAACCTTATCCTCAATAATCCCCAGGTACTCAATCGCAACATCCTTACTAATAACTTTCTGAACATAAGCGAGTAACAATGCTTCAACACAAAAGTTAAGTTGCGAACCGAACTGAAACTCCCACGACTTATGACCCCGATGCACGCCCTCGTCACCGGTGTGATGTTTATTACATAAAGGGATAGTCAGGTAATCATCAGGCTTCAAAGCGCCGCCACTAAAGCCATGCCCTATTACATGGTGTGGATTAACTTCAGGACTGCCACATGCAGAGCATGTAAGGGTTCTTACAAAGTCTAGATACTTTGGCGCTAAAACACGTTTGTCTTTTTTAATAACTGCCATTGCTTTCTCATTTCGATAATTAATTCATCAGCAGCATCGGCACCCCGCTGATCAGTAATTCGTTTTCTTAACTGCTTAATCCTTGCCGGTGTCGAATATCCACGCTTAATCCACTCTCTGGCTTCACATTCACGTCGATAATCTTCAGTCTTTTGGTCCATACAAATCAGCCAGCTCCTTAAGACGCTCAGCATCATCAGACCTAAACATCGCAATCGTTCTACGATGAATCCGTCCAAAGTGTAAAAACATATTCCCTTCCTTATCCGGCCTAACCCGCGCATCTGGATGCTCTAATTTCACCCAGTTCAACATATCATCAACACTCACTACCGCCACCATCCCGCTTATTCCATAATTCGATAGCGCGATCATCATGATGAACATAACGCGTACATGCACAACACCGCCCGCAACACGCAAACACATGCTCACCATCTTTAACCAAATCAACTTAATGAGAACCGCAGAAAGGGCACGGCTTTAATTTATCCTTACTCATAATCGATTAAACTCTTTAACAATAAATAGAAACAATAGGCCAGCCAAAGCAATGACCAAAGGCATCCACACAGGAGCAAACACCCACCACCAAGACCAAGTAATATGACCTGTCAGTTTCAAAGTGATAAATATCAACAACAGAATGCTTGTGAATGTACTTGTACTCATAACTCAAACCCATCCCGATAAATCAAATCAGTAGGTAAGCAAACGATCTGGTTATTTATCTGATAATCGATATCAGGCGTGTTTCGGCACCGGCTATCGGCTTCGATGTTTTGCGCTGTGTGACTGTAAATCTGAATTAAAACTAGTAAGATGATCATTGTTTATCTCCTGATGTGGTTTTAAGTGTAAATCGGGGTTGTGTACGTTTTTGGTGAACTGGTTAAACCGTATCTGCTCAATAAGCTGTCGATACCACATAATCTTTAAGCGGCACCAGAACCCGGGCTTATCTTTTTTTAATTCCTGTTTCAGCTTGTATCTAATGCGCTGGTAAGGGGTGAGGTACTTCCATTTGTAGGGGTTCATGAAACCACCTGAACTAAGCTAAACATTTCATCATCACGACTAACGATTCCCCAACACTCAGCATCAGCAAGCCGCTCAATGATTGTTATCCGGTGAACACCGGTCGCTTCATGTATCTGCTCAATATTCTTAGGCCCTTGACTTAAAGCCTCTCTGATTAAATGAATTGTGTTTAAGTGTCTGTCTCGTGCTCTCATTTCCTATAGCTCCCCCAGCTGAACCCAATCCGGGCTCCACCACCCTCCTTCAGACGATCAATAACCCGCTCACCCAGGCACTTGGTTAATTCTTCATCATCTAAGTTACTGACGATTATTGTCGGCTTCACATTCTCATACCGGCGATTAAGTATCTCGAATAAGATTAAACGCTCAGCTTCGCTTCCAAATTGAACCCCAACCTCATCAATGATTAAAAAATCAGGCTTAACGAAATTATTAATTGCTTCGGCTTCCGACATCTGGCTATCACGGGCCCATGTAGACTTCACTGACTTCACTACGTCATACACAGCACGATACACCACCCCGGCACCACCAGATTGAATGATGTGATTAGCCAGGGCACAGACTAAGTGTGTCTTACCGGTGCCGCATTTACCGAATAAGGTCAAACCACCGCCAGCCTCCAACCGTGACTTCCAGTTATCAGCATATTTCTTAACCGTAGCATAAGCGAACCGTTGCATAGAATTATCATCTTCAACCTGATAACCATTGAACGAAGCTGATTTAAACCGCTTTGGAATTTTCGCTAACTTGGCCGCTTCGCTTAATTTACGAAGCTTCTCCACATCGTTTGAGTTATTGTCTTTTTCGCACTTAGGGCACCGGCCACCCATCCATTTGCGGTTAAACAGAGTTTGCTTTGCTGTGAATGGTCCATGCTTAGTACATCTGCCATCAATCTCACGCTGTTCAACAGCCGGCACCTTGTAGTTTTCCATCGCTTCACTCATAACGCCCACTCCGGTGGTGGTGATGACTTGAATTCTTTATCCTTGATTTGTTTTTGACTGGTGCCGGTTTTAAATTTTCCTTGCCTGCGATGCCAGTTTTTTAGCGTGGCTTTCCAGTCCCTCATCGGCGCCTTTCCGACCTTCCATCCATTTGCTTCGTAGTGATAAAAGAAGTATTCACAATCAACAGACAAACATTTTTCTTGGCAGTAGCTTTTTAATTCTTCTACCGACGGCTTTTTAAAAACTTTTTTTGTATTTTTTTTATTAACTGTATTATTAATACTTGTGTTATTACCTTTAGTCTCTAAACATTTTGTTATCGGTTGCGATAACATTTTGTTATCACCTGATAACATTTTGTTAATAGTAATCACACGCTCTTTATTCCGGCTTCCTGGGGTAATTTCAGAGGTAATAAATCCCTTTTTTTCAAGGCTTGATATCGTCCGTGAAATGGCTGTTTTCTTAACACCCAGAAGCTTCGCAAAATGACCATTTCCAGCGAAACACCCTTTTTCCATTGATGATAATTGCGCTATTTCTGCCATAACTAATTTCTCCTGCATCGTGGTAGATTTATCACGTATAAATTCCCACTCAAGAGCAACAAACTTCTTACTCATAATAATTGACCGTTAACTAAAAAAAAGGCCGCCATAGATGCGGTGACGGCCATAATCAAGGCATAACCTTGGAGCAATAAAAACAAGCCCTGACGACTATCTGTGCCAGGGCTTAAAGATGCGCAGGGAGAGGGAGGAAAAACCCGCGCAGAGTCGATATTTATTACACGGCCATCGACCAGAGCCGGTTCACATAATTGTGATAAGATAAAAGTGCGGGTAGCCACCCCGCTTGTTGCCCGTGGCAGGGCGGCTAAAGGGGCGGATTTTTTGCTATCTGTTTTGTACAGACGTGCCGAAAGCACGTGTTGCAGAGAACAACCGCCCTGACGGAGTGATGCCATACGCGTTAACCGCTCACTCCAACCGCGTTTAATTGACGCGGTATAGAAGTCCGAGAATTTTAACGCTCGGAGCTCCGGGTGCCTTTGAGGACTCATCATGAAATCCAAAAAGACGCTCGAAATCAAAGTAAACGTGGCAGCCATCGTATTTGCCACAGCATTTTTAATTAATGCAGTGGCATCATTGATAGTTGCCTGTAAACTTTGAAAAATAGTCGTGCCGGTGAGTTCGCTCGCCGGTACGCACTTTCCATTGATTAATAAATTCCCCATCAATCCCCCACCTTCCCCATCATTCCCGCCTTTTTCATACGTTCAAATGCTATTCTGTAATCATGAAACTCAGCAACAATCATCTTCTCAAGCATCAAAGCAGCCAGTTCAGCCATCGGTTTGTTCTCGAACTCGGCCATCACAGACAACTGCTTATGCAGGTCTGGGCTGATTTTGGTGTGGATGGACTTACGATCGAGGGACATGGCTTTAAACTCCATTTTGAATTTTGGAGTAATCGCCGGCCTTTAACTGGCCCCCGGTTAATTTTTCAATTTGATAGGCGCGGAGTTCGGGTATATGTTTACCCCATTTCGACACAGCAGGATGTTTTATGTTTAACTTCTCAGCGGTCTTCATTGTGCCGCCGAAGTATTCAATCACGTCTTTTTTTAACATTAGTAACTTTAGTTATCATATATTTTTCTGAATAGTAACGAAAGTAACATATTTAGTCAATAGAAAATAACACAAGTTACGTAACATAAGTTTATTATTTGGCTATGAATGAACCAGGCAAAAGAATTAAGACCCTGCGCAAAAATATAAAATTAACGCAGCAGGAACTAGCTGACTTAATAGGTGTTAGCCGTGTTGCAGTGAGCAAATGGGAATCACAAGGCGACCTATATTCCCACCCAAAAGGTGAATATATAACTAAACTTTGCAAGATACTAAAAACAACACCTGATTATATTTATTTCGGACATGAAATGATCATGGAAGATAGCCCAAAGATTTATTATGTAGGTGATAATACAGAAGAAACCATCTACTCAGAAGCCCATATGATCCCCATAATTTCATGGGTTCAGGCAGGTGACTACCACCCGGCAGAAGTAGAAACTGATGTGGATGAAATAGAAAAGGTGGCAACCTATGAGCGTGTATCGCCACTGACATACGCCCTCAAAGTAATCGGTGAATCGATGACCACCACATCAGGACCCTATTCATTCCCACCTGGAAGTATTATTATCATTGACCCCGATCAGTGTGGCGACACAGCAGATGGTGTTTTTGTCATCGCTAAAGAAAACGGTGCCGATTCAGTCACATTTAAGCAGCTGAAGTACGACGGCGCCAGACCCTACCTAAACCCACTAAACGCAGACTACCCGAAATTTTTTGGTGAATTTCGCATAATTGGTAAAGTGATTGATTTTAGACCGGTGAAATTACCATAGCATGTAGTGATTATTGACATCACTATCAGAATATATCGATTGAACTTAACGGCACCGGTAAGGATAATGGACGTTAAAGGTCGCCGACCGATGTACAGTGAACCCGACTATTGCAGTCCATGGGTGTTAGCGGGAGTCAGGCGACCTTTATTTTGAACGCCCGGTAATAAAAATTGCAACAATAGATACCAAAGTAGCACCACCTATAATTGATGCTGCAGTAGGATGATTAAAAAACCCCAGAAGCCCTGATGTCACAAATGCAAGAAAAACCGAAGACATTCCGAATCTTTGGCCACGGGTTTTGAGCTTATAGTCATTCTTAATTGTTTCTTTTTCGCAAAACATGATGTGCTGATGTGATTCTAATGACATTTGCATTAATTTTTCAGCGGCACCAGGAAGAACCTTCTCGTATTCTGAATATATTTGAGGATGAGGTAATGGGCCTTCATGTTGCGAAAACATGACTGATTGGAGTTGTGCAGTCTCCGGCGGTTTGCTTCCTACTGCATCCGTAATGTCATAATCGACATCAAGAACCTCTTTAGGCGGCTCTTTGTCTTTTTCTTTTGACATATGACTTATTGGAATCACGCATAGAATCACCCACTTGGCGCCAGCTCTTATCCATCAATTCCACTACCGATTGACTATGGGAAACATCACTAGAGGGGAAAAGCACAAGAATACTTGCAAATCCCGTCCAAAAACTCTTAAAACGTTTCATCTATTAACTCCAAAAATTAGTACTGATTTTATTATTATATTTTTAGGCACCATTATAGTAATTAAGTTTCAAAATCTCAATCTAAGTTAAACTTATGTTAACTGATTGAAAGTTTATTTAACCCGACTATTCCGGTAAATTCCACGCAACAGTTGAATAATGACAAAAAGCGTCAACCCTGCAAGAAGTAAACTAATTCCTAAAAACACAGAACTCACTTGAGCTGCCTGAATCTGTTCTATAACCGTTCTGCTTGCCCTAACCTTTAAATCACCTAACTCCAACACTTTAATAAATGTGTAATATATAAAACCAAAAGTGCCACCAATTAGATTTAACCAGGCTAAGAAACCAGCAAGGCCACTTATATCATTAAGTTTTTCATCTTGATTATTGTTATTAAGGCCCTGTTTATTGTTACTATTTTTATGATCACTTTTTAACCCATAAACTATAGCTAAAATAGCAATTAATAAAAGCACTGCAATAACAACAACTCCGGTGGTGTTCATGATTCATTATCCTTTTCATCTTCCATCATTTTAATTACATCTTCTCTTTTATGGGTTTTAACAGGCATGATAAGCGCCAACAAAAACAAACCCAATGGTATACCCAACCCTAAATAAACCCAATAGTTGTGCTTTATTTTAGAATGATCATAAGAAACCTCACCATAAATGTGTGGTGACCTTTTACATTTCTCTTTAACCACATCATCAGCCTTCCGCCCATCGGTTAAGAATGGGAATGATCCAATGTCTCGATGATATTGCCGCCCTTCTTTTAAGCACGCATCATATAACAGCTCTTTTTCATTAGTGCAGCCGGTGATGAATAAACAAAAACATAATATAAAAATCCTCATCATAAATCTCCTATAGCCTATTCATATTGTATCTAAGATTTAATGTAACTTTTATTACATTTAAAGTTGACACTAAAGTTACGTTGGTTTAATATTCGTAACACAAATTACATTTATTAGCCGAAATGACACAAAAACAAAAACAATTCAAATCCTACATCTACGACATCCGTGATGATTACAGAGTGAACCTGGCTGTATTAGATAAGGCGCTTGAAATCGGATATAAACCGTTGATCAGTTGGCGTAATGAGGCCGAGAAGAAGCTTGTTTTTACTAAAAATAAAACAATGACACTAACAGGCGACGGGTGGATTCACTTCAGCACCGACCCGGAACCCGAATACCACTTCGGCCAACCACTTACCATGGACTTCTTTAATGAAAAACCACAACAACAAATGGTGACCGTCGAAATGCCGGCCGATGACCTTCAGTTCGTTGTTAAACACTCATTCACTAACTTGGATATCTCTAACTGGCAGATGCCAACTAAATACCATGAGTATTACAGTGATCTAAAAGGCTTTAAAAGCCCAACAGGTGGAAAGCTATGAACAATACAGTGGCCGCAAAACTTAACGCAGACAAACAAGAAGCCGTTATCGCCACCAAAGATGGAATTAAAGTTTTAGGCTATGGCGATATCAAATTAAGCGAACTGGTGGCTATGCGTCAAGATGACAGCGCGCCATCGAGTTATGAAGCATTCTGCGACTTCCACAACAGCAATCCGTGGGTATTAGAGAAGCTAACCAGCATGGCCAAAGACTTAAAGGCCGTCGGTGTTAATAAATACTCATTGCGCGGGTTTTTCCATATTGTCCGGCATAAGTACATCCTAAAAACAAAGGACGCATCCAGATTCATGCTGAATAACAACTATTCCCCCTATTACGCCAGGTTGATCATGAGGCTAAATCCTGAATTAGAGGGCTTTTTTGAGATTAGAACACAGAAAACAAAAGAGGTGACGCAATGATTGAATTTCTAACTAAAGAAAACCTTACCACCGTAATACCTAAGCCCAACAATAAACGCCTGGGTGAATGGCATGAAAAAGACGGACCACGTAAACACGCAAACGAACGCAGTAATGGAATTGAAGAAACAAAACAAAAACTCGGCTGGTACGAGCCGGTGGAGCAATAACATGATGTCAATATTATCATTTTTAATCATCGCCATTTTAGCTGACCACATTTTATTTGGTTACTGAAATGAACGCACCAAAAGAAGCCGAATATGTAATCCGTGGCCGCTTTTATCGACGAATAGCTAACAACTCAATGCAAGTTTACAAAAACGGTAAATGGATTAAATCAAACATGGGCGTTAAAGCCATGCACGTCATTCGTGAAAATGCCCCGGGCAGCGTTAAACGCCTAAATAAACCAGAATCAAAGAGGATAGAACCCAAAAATGAATACGAAGATTGCTAACGCATTAAACAACCAGTCAGCTGATCTAGAAACTGCTTTAGAACAGGCTATAACAGAACGAGATGAAGCACGCCTTGAACGTGACATTAACAAACTCGAAAGCATGATCAGAGGCCACCAACTTAAACAAGAACAACAAAAGGACCACAGATATGCCAACTGATACCCAACAAATCATAAAAGACCGGCACAAGACCCACGGTGACTACCGCAAAGTGTTTGATTTATCTCAATTCATCAAGGCTCACTTGAGGTCAGGCAATCAACAATTAGCGATAAACCGTGACATGGCAGTCCACCTCGAAGCACTGGACATGATCGCTGTAAAGATAGCCAGAATCACCCACGGCGACCCAAACGAAATAGACCATTGGCAGGATATAGCCGGTTATGCACAGATTGTAGTTAATCACATAGAGGAAGGTTTTGAAATGAAAGCATGCACCGGTGAACCAACTAAACCAAAGGCACAACTTTCACCCAATGGATTAGCATCATGAGCCGCGGAATTAATAAAATTATTCTGGTTGGCCACGCCGGCACCGACCCCGAAGTCCGCTACACCCAGGCAGGTGACCAGGTAACAACACTTAACGTCGCCACTGGCAAAAAATGGAAGGACAAACAGGGCAATGAACAGGAAGCCACCGAATGGCATAAATGCGTCCTATGGTCAGGACTGGCCAAGATAGCCGGTCAGTACGTAAAAAAAGGCCAGCAGGTCTATTTAGAAGGTGAACTAAAAACCGACAAATGGACCGATAAAACCGGCCAGAAAAGATACTCAACGATCGTTCGTTGTCATGAATTGGTTATGCTTGGAGGTAAGCCATGAGCGATGAACTAAAAACAAAGACTGCCCGGGGGTTTTGGATTTCTAAATTTAAAGACTTTAATGGCGAAACATGCTCCATTCAGTGCAGTTCAGCAATAGACATTGAAAGTGAGGGTTCTATGGAAAATCCCGGCAGTAGTTTACTTTGGTTAGGTCCTGATGATGCAAACCCATTAATATTAGCAAGTCAAGCAAAGCAATTTGGCATAAACACAAATGAAACTACTGGATGGGTTAAATTCCCAGTTCCAGATGATGTTTTAATGACTACCCGAATGCACCTAAACAGACCCCAAGTTAAAAAACTTATTGATGTGTTAAGTAACTGGTTAGAAACAGGTGAATTATGAATAAAATCCCAAAATACGCCGCTTTTTGTGAAGAAGATAATTGCGAGTACTTAGGCCGGGGTGACACACCAGATGAAGCATTTGATGACTTCACATTAAACGGTGAGTTTCGAGATTACTGTGGCCAGTACGGACTTAAAAAAGGTGTTGATGTAGTTGCTATATATATTTACAGCGTAATTCCTATTGAAGATTCTGAATGGGCCGATGAGGATTACCCAGAACATTGGGAATGGTGTACAGACGAAAAGGTTGAAACCAGGACAGTTGTGGCACAATGAAATACGCACAAAACACATCAGTAAGCACAGAAAAATCCCGCGCTGAAATTGAAAAAACGCTACAGAAATATGGTGCTGATCAGTTTATGTATGGATGGGATGATTCCAGGGCATTAATTATGTTCAGAATGGAAGGCAAGCAAATAAAGTTCATACTTCCAATGCCTGATAAAAATGAACGCCGGTTCACTCACACCGAAGCCAGGGGCAATAAAAGAAGTCCGGAGCAAGCATTTAAAGAGTGGGAACAGGCTTGTCGCCAAAAATGGCGGGCATTGTCACTTGTAATTAAAGCTAAATTAGAAGCGGTTGAGTCTGGCATTTCGATTTTTGAAGATGAATTCATGGCTAATATTGTTTTACCGAATGGATCCACAGTAAGTGAATTTATGCTGCCGCAAATTGAATCAGCCTATTCAAATGGAACTATGCCTAAATTATTACCAAATCTGCCATGAAAGAACAAATCCTTAACCACCTGACATCATCAAAGAACGAGCGAAAGGCGTTTGAGTGCATATGGGATTTAACGGTCGGTAAAGGCAAAGGGAATTGCCTTATCTATAACGATGATTTTAAAAAGTACGGCCTACCCTACCGAAACCGTAGAAACGAAGCCATATTAAGGTTAATCGAAAAAGGATTGATATTCAGAGCAGAACAAGACCCCTACTGGTACGACGCCGAACACCGGATATTCCGTTACAGCATTAAAAAGTCGGGTTGTGTACGTTTTTTAGAAGATAAAGAGGTGACAGTGTGAATGGTTTTTATATCAAAAGTAGAGACGATGCCAGAGATATGTTTGATGAGTTGAACATAACAGAAGAAACGGTAGACGATAAATTCCTTGGCATATTATGGAATTGCATAAATCAAAAGATGCAGGAGTCATTTTTGTATCAAGGAAGTTACAAAATGGTCATTGGCGTATCAAAGTTCATGACATGCGAAACATACCTTTGGTATGACCGCGAAGTTATATCTTTCAATTCTGATGGATTTATTGGGATTGCTGGTTGGGCCGATGAACAAAATGTTATTCCAATATTAAAAGGCATTGAAATTGCTTTAAATGATTGGGTAGAAAATAGTGAGGTGACAGTGTGAAAATCTTAATACTAGTAATGATATTCTTTTTTAACGCAGCACAATCAGAGCCAATATTTAAATCAGGCTTTGGCGCATCATCTACTGTCATATACCAGATAAACGGCATTGATCATTTTATAAACGGCTGCCAGGTGGACGAGATGAACATCACGGATAGCCCAAACGCACACTTGATTGATTATTACGTGTTTACTTGCGGCGATAGCTTACCCGGCAGAATACAAGGAACGGATGTTAAAGCCATCGGCATAATTAATGGCGAAGAACTGTTTTGTAAAATTGACTACTTTCAGTTTTTCAATAACACAAACTTCTCAGTTATTTTTGACTGCAATTAAGCGAGGTGATTTGTGAAAGATAAAATTTTATATTGGTTAGCAACAGGTCAGGTTGGCGCAAGTTCAAAAGCTATGGCTTTTCAGGTTTTAGGGCTGCCAAATAATAAAAGCTTTCCATGGGATGCGCCAGATTTTAATAGGTGTCTTTTGTTTCTTGATGCGGTTCCGGAAGCCCGCGATCATATGGATAAGATAGCTGATATTAGTCCTGTTTGGCAAAGATTTGTAAACTCATGGGATGAAATAGAGGCGTGCTTTCTTGATGAAGTTGGGCTGAATTGGTCTCACGGTGAAAGCGCGCCAAAGACCTATGATTTGATTAAAAAGGTGCTTTATGAGTGATCCAGTGAAAATATGCCCATGCCACCAGAAAAAAGTTCCTTTGATAGCTACTTTCAAATTTATCAAAAAAGAATTCTGGTGCCCTCATTGTGGCTACACGTGTGGAATGTTTGGCTACGTTAGGAGTGTTGAGGCGTCAGACGAAATAATGAAAATTCATGACGAATATAAGGAAAAGGCTAAAGATTTTCTCTCTGGTGAATCTAATGAATGGGTTTATGAACATAACAAGCCACAAACCAAATAAATGACTGACCGCATCATCACATTTGAGGAACTCTGCGAGGCCACCGGCTATAAGCGTGCTAAGGAACTGCGTGAGAACCTCGAAGATAACCAGATACCGTTTATCATCGGTAAAGATGGTCGGCTGTGGACCACAACCGGTTTAGTTATGGCCGCCAAAGGATTTGGTGATAAAAACACAAATATGTTGCAAACCCCTGACCCCAGCAGTATTTTATAAATGCCATGGGCCGTAAGCGTAAACATAATCCGAATATCCCCAGCCACATTGATCAGGCGAAAATCCCGACTGGCTGTTATTTCGATTCGACCCGCAAAAAGGGGCACTGGTACACGATCTATAAAAACGAAATCGGCCAGCAGAAGCGAAAACGCATCGCAGGCGAACGGGCCTTAATGTCAGATTTGCATAAGGCCATGGAAGAACACCAGGGCATTGAACGCAATAACTTTGATCACATCGCTAAAGTTTACATAGAATCCCATGATTTTAAAAAACTCATGCCGAAAACGCAGCGAGATTACCGGCACCAGCACAAAGTCCTGCAGACCCACATGACTAAATTACGCAAGCCAATAGCATTTATACCGCTGTCATATTGGACACCGCCACTGGTACAAAAACTAATCGACACCATCGGCACCACCCGGGGCCCATCGGCCGCCAGGCACCTGTTAACATTCATTCGTCGGGTGTTTAGCTGGAACCGGTTGCGGGGTAACTGCACTACAAACCCGGCCACCGGTGTTGAGCGCCCCACTGAACGCAAAAAACAAACACTCCCCACAAATACCGCCTACTATGCCCTATTGAACCACGCCATTAAAAACGGCACCCACGGCCAAAAACACAAAGGATCCTGCGCACATTACATATGGCAGGTGATGGAATTGGAATATTTATGCAGATTACGCGGCGCGGAAGTTCGCGAATATACCGACGCCAACGTCACAAAGGAAGGATTAGTGGTGATGCGCAGAAAAGGCAGTAAAGGGAATTTAACAAAGATGAACACCAGGCTGCAGAAAGTCATTGATCACTGCCAAACTATAAGGCAGGAAATCTACGACAATAAAAACATACCGGTGCCCATGCGCCCGGAGGACCGGCCACTTATTGTAAACACCCTCGGCGAACCACTAAAAGAATCAGCCTACCATTCCGCCTGGCAAAGATTCATAACCGGCGCCATAAAACAGGGTATTATAGAGCCCTCACAGCGGTTTAGTTTACATGACCTCAAGCGAAAAGGAATTACAGACACACACGGCGACAAAGAATCCAAGAAAAACGCAGGTGGCCACACATCCGACACCATGCTCGACGTCTACGACAAATCAATCCCAGAAGTTAATCCATCAGCGGAGTAATTATGGTCAGAATAGGTATAAAAAAAGAAATCACACCGACGACAGACCTTGAACGTCGACTGTTAGAAGTTGTAAAAGAACAACATGAATTGCTGAGGCAAATTCACAGGCAGGACTTAATGAGAAACGTAAACAGACCCGGCGGTATTTTTATTCGCCAGGCGATTCATAATGCAAAAAATGTGATGTATAGATATGAATAAAGAACAAAAATTAATAAAGCTACTCAAGGATTTAGATTCTTGGTATGGATTTATTAGCGATTGGCATGGGAATGGATGTGAACATGGGTTTAAACCAGCTAAGGACTGTCCTAATAAAGATTGCAAGGATGCTGAATTAAACCAACGTTTTCATGATTTGGTGAATTATGAATAAAATCACAATAGAAAACAAGGATTATGACATCGACAGCTTCGAGGCTGTTAAATTAACAGTAAATAAGCCAGTTTGGAATGAGAATGGACCTTCTGTGGTTAATAAATCCGTTAGAGGTCTTATAATAAAAATACCAGACCTTGTCCTATTACAGCCTTGTGACATAATTGACATTAAAATTGAAGAAATCGGCCAGTACAAATGGATTTACGATTTAGAATGCGCAGCAGTTAAGTATACAAATCAAGGTACAAAAATCACACTTCACGAAACAGACAGAACAAGAATGACGGTGACATTATGAGTAAAAATAAACAACAGTGCGATTGGACAATAACAGAAACCACTTTAAATCGGCCATCATCACCTTTAGATGATTTATCGGGGTATGAAAGCTATGAAACTGAATGTGGGTTTGAATTTAAGCCATTTATCGGATCATGGCTATCAAATAGTTATAAATTCTGCCCATGGTGTGGTGGCGGGATTAAAATAACAAATATTGAAATAAGAGAAGAATGGCCTGAAGCAGTTGGATTAATGAATCCGAAAAAACACACGCCAGAAGACCAATCGATGGCGCACGATATTTTAACCAGACTTGGTTATGAACAAACTGAACCCGGTAAAAATGACTGATTATTTTACGGCAGATTTTACGGCACCGAAATTAGACAAAATATGTCTAAAATTAAGTCATTGATTTTAAATAAAAATAATGGCGCGCTCGGCAGGAGTTGAACCTGCGACCTGCCGCTTAGGAGGCGGCTGCTCTATCCGACTGAGCTACGAGCGCATTAAGTCATTTTTAAGCCTAACCAGAAGGCGGTGAAGCAGGCTAAAACC